GGCCGCAAAGTGTTGTCCACTGGCGTGTGTCCGCACACCGTCAGAACCTTCGGGCGGTGAAATGCCCCCCCCTTGCCGACGACCGACAGCGCCGGGACGTAGCCGTGCTGGCAAGCGGGGCGCAGTGCGATCAAGAAGCTGGTCTCGAAGAGGCGGTGCCGGCGAAGTTCGGCACGGCCATCTTTCGTGCGGAGTCCAAACATCGTCCCGCAAAGCATGATGAGGTTGCCTGACTCTCCAAGAGGTGATCCTTCCACGTTCTCGATCGCGTAAGGAACACCAGACTTAATAATTTTCTTCCGTGTGATTTCAATTAACTCCGGATATTCCTTTTCTGGATGGAGTGCGCGAAGACGGGTGTATGCCTGGCATGGTGGAGATGCCCACACGAAATCAAAATGTAAGTCCCAAGAAAGTCCGCATCGGTCGCATATTTCAGGGAAATTGTCCCTGCTCCCGCCGACGAATTCTCCCGTCCATGAGAACTGAAAGGTCGTTGCATCGGCTTGAATGAAAAGATCGCCGCAGTATCTCGGCTGAGGGTTGATGTCAACTCCAGTGACATGGAAGCCAGCCATCTGGAGGCCACGAGTCGCGCCACCAGCACAGCAGAATAAATCCAATGCTTTGATTTTCCCCATGTAAAAATCTTGGACTAGATAGGCGAGTAAGTCAAGGGGACTACACGATCTCGCGCTTCTGCACTCCAGCCTTTGCACCGTAAGCCGTAGTCCATACCTGGGCGTCGAGCCTATTCTGATAGAGGCTCAAGCCCCGAAGTTGGCCCATGTAGTCCTGCATGACTTGTGCCGCTTCCTCTGCTTCCTGTCCTAATTCTTTTGCACGGAGAGTTACGGCCGCCGCCATGCTGAAAGCATCGACAAATTCAGTCAAGAATGGGACTGGAATACTGGTCGTGTACGGCCGCGCTACCGTGACCGGGCTGACAATGAAATCCATAAGGGCTGTGATCGGGCTGGTCAACTGCGGGTAGATTCCGAACTGAGACACGCCCAATGGAAACCAACTCTGCAACTGCGTCCCCGCCACTGCCTTCTGCCAGGATGGGTTCATGTCGTCCAAAGCCTTCAGCGTCGTCTTCCTGATTGGGTAAGGCTGCCGCAACCGCAAGGCCGCTATCACCCCAGCCGGTATCCCAATAGCCGTGTTGTTCTGGAGTGAGATGTAAGTGGTGTTCGCCGGCAACTGGATAGGAACATTCACCGCCTGCACGGTCCCCGTGATGAGAGCCGCCTCGAACATTGCATCGACCAAAGCAGGAAGAAATTCATAAGTCATCGACCAAAAAACAGGAGAGGCTGGATCTTCTTCCAGCCTCCCTGCGAGGTCGTTTGTCAGGTCATTCAAAGTCACACTTCACCCGCCTGCTTAATTTTCCACTTGGTAGTAAAAGCACGTCTGGCCCGTTGTCGAGGTCAGCGTCACGGTAAAGCTAGTCCCTGCCACGATACCCGATACAGACCACGGCGTTGTCACCAGCGGGATAACACACGTCGGAGTAGAGGGAAGATCTGCGGCGAATGTGATCGGGGTCAGCGTGATTCTGCTGTGGGTCGTCACCGCCGTCGTGTTCACCGTGTAGGTCGCCGTCGTTGTTGGAACGACGAACGCTCCAGCCGACGCCGAACCGCAAGCACCAGGAGAGGCCGAATTGATCGCACAGTTGGTCGCGGTGGAATAGGTAGCCGCTGACGCGCTACCGGGAAGAGAAAGCCCTGTGGCAGAGAACGTCGCAACCACATTTGTTGAAGCGGCTCCTCCTACTCCGACAGTTACCACTTTACCGCTACTGATGGCTCCTAAGAAGAAATTTCCAGTAGTTATGCAGTATCCGTCATCAGCAGCCCCAGAGCTATAGGACGATTGGTTGTAAGTAGAAGAGTTAATTCCGCAGTCCGTATAGTTGGTCGTGTTAGAACCGTTATCTGCTGTTGCAACCAAATCGCTCGAAGCAGCGTTATCGGATGACGTGTTTTGCGCGTTAATTTGAGTGGTTCCGCCGACGTTGCTTTGGGTCGCATTGATGACTGCGCCTGGGAGAGGCGTCCCTGTTCCGACCTGCAAACTTGTCGCTTGGACTAACCCCGCTCCATTCTTCAACACGCTCGATAATCCTGCCGATGTGATTCCTGAAGCAAGTGAGCTGGTCAAGTCGATGCCGTTATAAGTGATTCCCGTAGTGATCGTCACTGGAGCCACGTTCGCCGCGTCCTGCACACGTACCTGCCACTGCCCCGGCCCCGGCAACACCATAGACGAGTCCGCCACGCTTGAGTTGAATGAACCAGACCCCGACAGACTTCCAGTGACCGTCTGGGTGATCGGGACTCCGCAAACTGTAGGCGTTACGCTCGATCCCGTGGGAGGAACCCATGTGAACGTGTAGGCGCCGTACTGGTAGTAATTATTCGTCGATCCAAAGGCTGATACGATCGGGTTCCCGCAAAGAGAGAAGTTATACGTGCTCGACGTGGTAGATCCCGACTTCACTGCAAAATAGTACAGAGTTCCCGACTGAAGATTGGAGATGACCTCCGTGTGGCTCGTGACCGAAGCGACATCGATGCTGGTAGCCGAATCAAGTGTGGCACTCGTACCGTAGAGGATTATGGAGTTGGCCGCCGTGTTGGTCGTCCACTTGATCGTTGCCGTAGAACTGGTCGTCGCCGAGACTACCACGTTGGTAATCGTCTGGGCGAACCCGCTGGACACTCCAAGAATTGCAAACAGAATTGCAACCAGCCTCTTCATCTGATTTCCTTTCTCTACACGATTTCCGCTACTGCGATGAACTTGTCGTTTGCCGTCCCGATGATCCATGCGTCGTCTGTCCGAATCGTGTTAAACGCAACACTGTTCGTGAACCTGAATGGGACCGTGGGAGTACCCGAAGCCGTCTTGTAGAGGATCTGGATCAAATTTCCTCCCGGCGCGGTCGTTACTGTGCTGTCAGATCCAAGAACTGCGTTTGCGGTCGTTGCATCCATAAGCTGAACGATAATCTCAGCGCATGGTATCGAGAGTGAGATGAGGGAGTTGATAGCGTGAGCGTGTTGCGCTGCCCCGCCCTGCGACGTGCATTGCATCGTCGTCCCCGTCAGAATGGTCGTCACGAGCAACGTGTCCTGGTTCGCCGTCCCCATTTCAATGTTGATTCGGTCGCCGGTCTGATAGATGGCCGTGTTCGCAACCGTCACAATCGAGTCGATTCCAGCCGGAGGAATCGGCAGAGCCACCGTGATCTTGTCGCCAAACAAAGGCTGGGCATTTGTCCCTGTGATCGTCTGAAGTCCGAAGGTTCTGAACATTTACTTGCTCCTGTCTGGATTGGAGGGAAATTCCAACTCCCGCCGCGGTCTCTTCTCTGTATAAGAGAAATGGCTCATGTGACTCTCGTGACCCTCGAATGAGTAGTGGTGGCCGTGATGACCGCATTCGCAACGACCAGTTCGACCGCAGATCTCCCCTCCAGAATCGTCAACGTCCTCGGCCTGATTGAATGGGATAGCGTTTGTGCGGCCAAGGTCGCTCTCTGGGCCTACCGGATACCGGCGCTGCCTGATGTCGTGCGTCTCGATTGATTGCTGGCCTGTTTTCTTCACTGCTTTGTCTCCTTTGGCCCGTAGGCCACTTCCCTATTCGCAGAACTCGCCCGATACCCGATGGCCCCTGTCCCGCTGGCCCATCTCACGCGCCTTGCCGAGCATCCGGTCAAGCTCACGATTCGTTTCTTGTGGCCGTACCGATGGAGGGGTGTTCCAGTTGGAATGATCGTATTCTCTCGCATGGTTGCTAACACCGAATTGCTTGCAAAGTTGATCCAAGTGCCTGATCCCCTTTACTTCAATCGGCTGCCCGTTGAAGTGAGTCGTCGTGAAGTTCCACCTGTCCTCGCAGCCCATTGGAATTGGAGGGGCACCGAAGCAGTCCTTACACAGCATGAGCTTGCGTTCCTGCGAGTACGTGAAAGTACCGCCCCGCGCTTCCTTGTGCCAACGGCAGTCCGGGTTTCCACACAGTACCCCGTGGCGCCGGCCGCCCGTCATGTAGTCATCAACAAACGAACTCGCCGCCTTGACTTCTTCCCCAAATGAGGTCAGCGGCCCTGCTTCTACAATCTCTTCCGTTCCGGTCATAAAATCTCCTCAGCAATCATTATGATGAACTCTATCCAATAGCGCCACCGGATTATGCTAGATGTCATGGCTCTGACCGTAGATTGATCCTTCACTGAACCCGGCGCCGTCATGTTCGTACTCCCAGGTCACGTCTTGTTGATCGAGAGCGTTGTCAGCATTCTCCATCAATTCAACCGATGCGTTGTACTGCGCGATCTTCATCTGCGCCACGGTTGGGTCATAGTATTTGTCGCCACGGCCGCCAAACAGCTTCGCATCAGATATGGCTCTCGTCACAAGAATGTCCGCCCGAATGAACGAAGCCGGCGAGTCTGTGTCGAGAACCATGTCCGGGGGCTGGATGTATCCTTCGTAGGGGAACACCTGCTGCGAGTAGGGAGTGGGCCAAATCTCCATCTGGTAGATCCCGTCCACAGTCGGGGGAAGCGGAGAGATCACCTTCGACCACCCCAGAGATATTCTCCAAGCGTCTCTTCCATCGAGAACCTGCTGGGGAACGTCCACGTCCATGCTCCACCCTTGCTGCTGATTCTTCGCGTGAAGCAAACGAACTGCGTTGGCGCCCATCTGGACGTAAGCCTCGACGATGTTGTAGCCGCCGGTGATCGTGTTCCCGCCGAACTGGCTGTCAACCGTCAACCGCTGGTTGGAGACATCGACATCGTAGATGGTCTGGTACGGATACGTGAAGCCAACACGGAACTGCATCCCAATCAGGTTTCTTGTCCATGCCGTCCCGGTCCCCTGGATGATGTTGCTGCCGTTGGTTGCCGTCGCCCGCCCTGTGTTGATCGTCTGGGGGACGTTGATGTTGCCACGAACCTTCAGGGCGTACCAGTTGCGCTTCTGGAGGAGATCCCGATAGTAGGAGTTCAACCACCTGCCCGCAATCATCGGATCGACGTTGGGGTTCCACTGGCAGACCTCATTTATCATCTGCCGGTACGAGAGTTGCTGGACGTATGCCTGCTTCCCGTTGGGACTGCTTTGGTTCGGGAAATTCGGGTTCTGTGTGATTGTTGCAGGCATCGTCTCACTCCAAAATTTGGACTATCGCTTCGCTGTCTTGCGTCCCTTGCCGCCACGCTTCTTGCCGCGCTTGCCCTTCTTCTTCGCAATCCGCTCGGCCTTCTTCAGGAAACCAACGCTATGGCTCCTCGCCTCATCTTCAGGCTTTTCGTCTTGTTCACGCATCGACATTACGACCTCCCAGACTTGCGGCCAAGAGCATTGCGAACCTTCCCGCGTGAGCTCTTCGGTTTGACTTCTTCGCGGTCAGCCAGTGCCTTCTTGACCGCGCCACGAGCCTTCGGTTTGACCACTTCCTGATCTGCCAACGCCCTCTTCACTGTCGCCATGACTACCTTCCTTTCGTGCGGCCCTTCGACCGCTTGCTGTGATTCTCCTTTGTCTTCCTCTTGTTGCTGAGGACCACTGCAATCCGCTGCTTGTCAGCCTTGCGCTTGCCGCTTTTCTTCTTCGTGCGGCTGTACGTCTTTCCGCGGCCAAACTCCTCGAAATTCTTCCGAGTCGCGTCCTTCGACGTGGATTCGATGAGTGGCACTACGCCCTCCCGCCCGAGCGCCCCGCCTTCCGCTTCTTTCCGCGCTTCTTGTTCGTCAGACTCATCCCGGCCTTCCGCAGTACCTTCTCGGCCTTCTTGCGCTTACTGGCAGGGATTACACGCTCGTTGCGGTGAACGATGGCTGGGCCAGTCTTGCGGACTTTTCCGCCCTTCCGGTAGGCCACTGGTTGAATGCTCGAAGTGAGCGCGGCAGAGCGGTCGGTTTCTTTCTGTCCAGACTTGGACAACGACTTCCCGGCCGCGCCCAACTTTTTAGCGGCACCGCTGTCTTTCCACCTGGAGCTTCCTTCAGAACTGGAAGAATCATCACTGTCTTCGTCAGCCATAACACACTCCCTTCAAACGAAAGGGGCGCACTCTTTCGAGCCGCCCCTCCGGTTAGTTGCCCCGTAGGGCTTAGTACCCAAGCAACAGCAGTTGGAATGCGTAGCCCGAAAGATCCGTTCCCGCCTGCAATTCACCGGACGCCGTAGACAACCCGGTTGGTGTTCCTGTCACAAGCAACGAGATGGTTCCGGTCAAGTCTGCCGCAGACCCTACGGCTCCGGTCAAGTGCCATCCGAGTACGGTCGTGGTCGCGTAGGTAGCAGGCTGGACAACCATGACAGAACCGTTCATCTGGGCGGCTTGGTTGAATCCCTGAAGAACAATGATGTTTCCGGCGACGAGCGTATTCTTTGCCGCGATCGTAACCGTTCCCGGACTGGTTCCAGCAACAGGAGCAACCAACGTACTGTTGGTGCTGGCCGGAGCCGCGATCTCCAAAGATACCGGAGCATTTCCGTTGGTTACCAACAACGAAACCGTGCCGGTGGTCTCAGCCGCATTCAGCGCGCCGCCCGTGTAGTACCAGTTGGCGGTGAACTGAGCCGTGGATGCCGTCAAAATCTGGGCAATCACGCCATTGAACGGGGTGAGCGTAGCCTGGGTGAACCCTTGCAGTACAACAAACTGGCCCGGAACGAAGGTATTCGCTACGGTCATAGTCATAATTGAAGGAGAGGCCGAGGTACACGCACCATTGGTGACGAGAATCGGGGTTCCGGTCGTCAGGTTGTTTCCCACTCCAGCGCCGACCAACTGGTAGGTTCCGGTTATATCTGCCGTGGCCGCCGTGATGTTCGCCTGCCCAGGAGCATAAGCTGTGAACCCGGTAGCGGACGCTGTGACAACTTGAACGATGGAACCATTCAGAGCCGCGCCAGCCGTGAAGGAGTTCAAATAGACGAACTGTCCGGCAACAAGGTTATTGGCAATCGCCACTGTGACCAGACTTGCTGGAGTTCCCGTGACGCCGATAGTAGTTGACTTCGCCGCCGATACCGGACCAAGACTCAGGAAAACTCCGACGTTTGGCCCTTCGCCAAAAATCTGAACCTTCTGTGTGGTCGAATTCCAAACTGGCGTCAAACCGCCTTGACTGCCTACAGGAAGCGCAGTCAAGATTCTCCAGAGATCGACGTTGATGAGGTTCGGAGTCGAGTTGGTGTTTGCCGTCTCACCGCCGACCAGAGCATACCCTCCCAAAGGATAATCCGAGGCCGCCGGCTGGAGGGTAACAAACTCTCCAGCCAAGTTGCCAAGGTTCACATCTCCATCGGGATTCTTCGTTACTGTGTAAGCCATGATTCCCTCCGGTTAGATGATGTCCGACAGGACAAGTACGTTCGCCAAGTTGCTCGAAGCCGCTGCAATCTGGATACCCAGAGCGCGATACCCCGGACCAGAAGCAGCCGCCACACCAGCGGACTGATAGGAGCCTGCATTGCCGATGAGCCAGTTGCCAGCCGCCAGAGTTCCGTTCGCGGGGCAGTACGCACCGGGAAGGTATCCAGCCACCTGAACCAGACCGTAGGCACCCTGCAACTGCGCCAGCGTCACTTTCGGAAGAGATGCGTAGTTCGGCATCCAGTAGCCGGCGACACTCGCCTGCAACCCGCCGAAGCCTTCCGACATGATCGGGGAAACGGTGGTGAAGGTGGTGTCCGTCCAGTAGACCGGAGCCGGAGCGTTTGCGGTCTGCCATGCAGCAAGAGTCGCGGCCGAGGTCGCAAGCATCTTCGCCAACACGTAGATTGCTGGCGAACCGGACGGATTGGCCGTTGTGATCGCGTTGATGCCCACGTACCGCTGTCCGAGAACCTGAATCTCTCCGATATTCGCATAGACCGAAATCGGCGAAGACGCCGGGTTGAACATATACGTGAGCACGTTTCCAGTGTCGATCTGGATAAGCTGATTTGACGGATTCCAAAATGCCATTGTCGTGTCCTCTCTTCAGCCCAATTACAGGGCGGAGAATGCCTCTCTGAACATGAGACGCGATGCGGCAACAACCATGTTGCCACCGAACATATACTGTCCGGCCACGTCATCAGTGTTCTGCGCTTCTTTCCAGCCCGTGAATCCAAACTGGTACTTCGGCACGTCGGAGACGTACAGGTAGATGTAGTTGGTGTTCAAACCAAACATTGTGTAGGTGCCGCCCAGAACCGAAAGGTACTGATCGACCACCACCTGCGCTCCGTTCCAGTTGAATGACTTGAACCCAACGTGAACGTCGGAGGTCTCGTCATTGAACCGTTGCTGCGGCTGGAGCTTGTTCCAGAACGCATCCCACACCGGCTGTGTGGTCGCCAGCATATCCGGCTTCTCCTGACCAAACCAGGACGCACCGAAGGCCGTCTGGACGGTTGACAGGTTGAAGGCCGAAGGAGCCGCGTAGTAGGAGTTGATGCCCGTGTTGGCTACGCTGGAAATATCCGACCGGGTGATGCCGCCGTAGGTCGGGTAGTTCACACCGTTGTCAATGGCCGCCGAGAATCCGTCCAACTCAAGAGTCGAGTTCAACGTGCCCTGGCCATCACCGAAGACCGAAGTGCCAAGGATCTGAGCCATCGTTCCCGAAGCATTGACCATCTTCGAGGAAACGTAGCTCATGGCCGCTTCCGTCCCGCGGTTGAGAACCTGATCCACACCATACAGCGTGATGTTTGTGTAGGCGTACTTCAGGTTGAACTGGAGGGCTGTGTCCGTCTGGACTGCCGAGGTGTCAAAGGCTTGGCCGCGCTGGAAGAACCCACCCTTCAGAGGCGCGTACATGATGTTGTGGCGAATGGTCAAGCCGCCGGGAAATGCGAATCTCCGCTTTTTGCGGAGGCGGGTGAATACCGGCGAGGACTTGAACACGTTGTCGGTGATAATCGGAACGATATGATCGTTCGTCTTACCTGTGAGATCATTCCATGTGAGCATAATGCCCTTTGCTTTCCTCGACCTTAGTTAGACCTCAGCCGATGTGCCCTACTGGGCCAGAGATGATTGAAAACCTCGGCTTGCGCCGTTGTCGCCCTAGCCGTCCGAGCTTCGCCCTTACAGGCTTCTCTTTCGACTCACCCCTGCTATCCCTGAAGGCTTCGCATGGGAACCATGCTTCCTATGGAGATGCAGTGCGGGAACTCAAGGTGTCCCGCCTACCTCAATGCCTTAAAACTTGCCGGCTGCTCTGAGTTCCGCTGCGGCCGCTCTTCCCGCGGCCATCGTCAAAGACTCAACATCGCCCTCAGACGCCGCACTTTCTTCCAACATCTTTTGCAGACTGCCCCTGGCCCCGCCAGTTGGGAATTGACCCTCGCTGCCGCCACCCGGCATACCGCCGCGCTCGGCAATAATCTTTTGCGCCCGCTCTTCCGCCAACCGCTCAATGTCGGCCGCCGTCTTCTTCTCGCGGGCTATCGGCTCAAGAATCTTCTCCATAACCACCATCGCATCGAAACTCTGCTCTTTGGTCATGGTGTTGAAAAGATTGTTTCGAGCCTCAACGTCAAACGTCTTTCCGGTTTCCTTCTCGTATCGCATTGCCGCAAGTGCTGTGCTGGCCGCGAACCCGCCAAGGAAAGGAACTCGATTGGAGTTGAAGTCGGTCTCGAACTCTTTGTACTTTGCGTTGACCGTCTCCTCTACCAGCTTCTTGCCCTCGCTGGCGTACAGGTTCCGGTATTGCTCGGCGTTCAGGCTCATGCCCGAATCCGCCACGATTGCCTTCACGCGCTTGTCCAACTCTGCCGGGTTCATATCGCCTCCAACTGCCGCCTTTCGGGCTTCTTCAAGCTGCTTCTCAAGCTCGGCCTTTTGTCCAGGCCACAACGGTTTCGATTCCTCATCGATCACACCCTCTTCCACTAGGGTCTCCCAGATCGGAACCTTCTCGTCAGCCCACGCCTTCATCCGTGCGTTGTACTCAAGAGCTTCGGAATATTCCTTTTCCTGAGTTTTCAACTTCTGAATGTTACGGTCGTAGTCCGCTTGCCGAAGCCGCCCGTCTTTGAACTCGGGGACTTTCTGCACGATGTTGTCAATGACCTTGCGTTCCTCAGCACTAAGCTGCGCTGCCGCTAAAATCTCTTCCCACGTTTGGACTGCCATCTCGCATCCTTCCTCGCTTCCCTTTCGGGCTTCGCGGGGCTTCGGATAAGACTGCCGTTTCCGACTTCTTACCTGTTATCGTTGCCCTACCCCGGCATCTGCCCCGGAGTCGGTGGCGTCGGTATCTGAGGAGGTCCGCCACCCGGAGGTGGTGCCCCCATACCCGCCGACTGTGGTTGCTTTTGCGCCGACTGTGCCATCCCCACCTTCAAAGTGGCTATGGCCTTCTGGATGAAGGGGCGCATCGCCTCATCCTGAATTCCGCTGAGAATCTTTTCCACGGTCCCCACAGCGGTCTCGATGGGACTCTTCCCCATCTGACCCTGTGCCTGCCCAGCCAGAGCACCAAATGCCGGCCCTGGACCCATCTGGGCTTGTACGTCCGGCGCCATCGGCGGCTGTGTCATTGGAGGCATGAGTTAGAATCCGTTCTCGTTGTTTTGGAGCTTGCCGGTCTTCACGTTGACACTCGTAGCTTTCGGAGTGATCGTGGTCATCTCGCCCTCGTCGATGAATGTACCAACCGGATCGAAGGTTCCCTTGCCCAATTTCGGGGAGGAGGTATGAAGAAAGTGGCCTTGCTCAATCGACTCGGCCATTCCGCTGCGCTTTGCCATGATGATCCCCTTGCGATGGTGTGGAGGGGCGCGGTGAAACGCCCCTCGTTAATACGACAACTGCCGGAGACTACTTCCGGCCGCTGTGCTTACGTCCGCCATGACGGCCCTTCTTGCCACGCTTTGCCATTGGGTAAATCCTTTCCGAATTCCAGCCTCGCGGCCTTCGTCCTGGGTTTTGACCCCTGATTGCTCAGAGGCGGTCCTCCAACCAGGGGTTATCCACGGGAAGGATTCGTGGCCCCTAGAGCAAAAGAAAAAGCCGCGGACGGGATCTCTCCCACTCGCGGCTGCCGCAATCTCTCCGGTTTCCCGGTAATCGCTACTCTTGCCCTGTCAGAATCATTATCCGTCGCTGAACTTCTGTCAACGACTTTTTGCAGTGCAATGAAAAAAACTACTTGTATGACTTTTTCTGCGTCAGTTGAATGTCCAGTATCCCGCCGTTGTCACTTCCTTCAACAACAAGCGTCCACTTCCTCTTAGCCTCGATCGCTGACTGGATCGCCGCCAGAATCTTTGGAATGTCCTGCTCGGCTACCTTCTTGCTCGCCTCTGCCGTGCTCATTTATGGCCGCCCTTCGGTGGTGCGCCTGCCTGTGCCTGGGCCATAGCCGCGGCCTCCATCTTCAATTCCTCATCGTTCTCCTTCTCATCAATGTTCCAGTTGAGAATTTTGAACGTCTGCTTGCGAGATAAGTCGTGGCCCTTCCGCATCTGGAAGGCGATCGGAATGCGCTCCTGCTGCTGGATATGAAGCAACGTACCGCGCTCAGTCTTGTAGTGATACCGGCGAACGAATGCCTCAGACTGGATTCCGTCCGGTATAAGCGTCCCTGGCTTGTCGTCCATGTCTTCCCTCGCCAGTCCTGCTGATCCGAGTAACTCCATCCTGCGCTCCGCGTCGTAGAACTGCAAAGCGTCGGCTGCCCACTGCTGACCGATTTCGTCGTTGAACCATTCGACACTGCGTCCCATCACGCGGATCGGCGTATTCTTCGCCATCTGGATCTTGTCGAGGGAGTCTCCTGAAGGAACCTGCTTCTTCCCAAGAGCATCCCCAACAGCCGAAGCGCCAGAACTCTGCTTCATCGACTGGAGGATCTGCGTGTAGATTTGCAGGACGTAGGTCGGAAGCACTGGAGGTGCCTGCCACGTTGGAGGGTGAGGCGCGTTCTGGCTGTAGGTGATCTTCAGGTTCGGTTTGGAACTGTCGATCGCCTTCATCGCCGCCGGGTTGATTGCGCTCTTGGCCGCCATCAAAGCCGGACTGATGGCCTTCTTGACCGTCTGGAGCATCCCAGACATCATCTGGTTGAGAATATCCTGCTGGGCCATCCACGGCTTTACCACGCTCAGTGCGTACTGCTGCCACGGCACTGCGTAGAGTCCAAGGCTGGCGAACGGCTTCTTGCGGTGGAAGTAGGGACTCGGATAGTCGTACAACGTCACCCTGCCGGCCCTGATGAACACCCTTCCGCGGGGGTACAGCTTCTTCCCTGGATCAACCCAGTATCCCCACGCCGCTCCCTTCGGACCCATCCAAACCCGCTCACGCGATTCGTTGATCGAGTCGTCCTTCCTCCAGAACTCCTGCGTCTCTGCCTGGGGGAACTGGCTCGAATAGGATTGTTTGTCTCCAGCGCCCAGCAACCGCTTCATGCCGGGTGACAGGGGGGGGAACAGTTGAGGCGCTCCCGTTGGACCCTGCACGTCAACCGTGTACCGGCTCTTCTGCTCTTCTGCCCTGACGTACTTCCCCATCGTCGGGTAGGCTCTCTTGATCCATGAGAGTGTCCGCATCCTCCGGTAGACAACGCACTCGTCTTCCTGAAGGTCGTCACCCATACCCAGCCGCAGAATCGAACTCGGCGGCAAAGCCTCCAGACTCAAGTCTCCGTCTGAAGGATCTCCGCTGTCCCCTCTGGCGAACGGGTTCCAGTAGAGCTTGGCCGGCGCCGAGGTGAACATCGCCCACATGATGCAGAACGCCATCCTGCGCTCGTACCCTGAAGTCGATACCCAACCCTTGTTCAAGTTGTTGAGGATCTTCTCGATCTCTGAATACTTCCCGTCGTTGGCAATATCGACGATGTGCGAGACTGGCCGAATGTCCGTGATGAGGCCGATCGTCTCCCAAAACATCGACAGAAACTCGTTGCTGACTGGCTTTGCCCGGTAGGAGGGCATCGCGTCCTTCCACTGCATTCCTACCAGATAGTCGAGAGCGTTTTGAATGTCCCGGAGTTCAGGAACGTCCTGCTGAAGAGCAATACCCTCCTCAACGGCCGCATCGCACCAATCGTTGAGTTGGGTGTAATACTCAAGTCGTGACGTGGTTCGTTTGTCGTCCTCGTCCGGCTTCGGCCTTATCTCCGGGAATTCTTCAATCACTGTGACCCTTTCTTTCTAAAACCAGTTTTCCTTGAGAGCCATCCGCAGTTTCTCCTCAATAAACATCTTGAGAGGCATCGGAGGCTCGGAGTTCTTTGCCCTCTCCTTGGCCGGCTCGTATTCGTCTCCGAGGTCAACCACGATACGCCCTGGCGAACGGTTCTCGTATGCCTTGAGGTCTTCCGTGGCCGCCTGCGCTTCCGCCTTGGCTTCGTCCACTTCACACATCTTAGCCCAGACCACGCCAACAAGTTCACTCGAATTTGTAAACTTTTGGCCCAGCCGCTCAAACAGGCGGTTCTTGTCCGTCTCCCCGACAACCATCACATCACCGTCCACCAACTGAAGCAAGACGTTCGCCACCACCGACTCCAGACCTGTAGCGTACCGGCCGTCGAGGGCGTCCTTGATCCGCTGAGGAATCTTCAGGGTGATCGTCGTCTGCCCCTCTGGAGACGGAAACTTGGCCGGACCTACTTTGAACTCCATCTGGGGTCCGTCTGCGTAGAAAGCCGCGGTGTCGTCCCACCTGTGGTTGGAGTTGATCGGGCACATCAACCTTCCTTCGGCGGCTGAAATCTGGTTCGTTTGACCCGTCTCGCGCTTGCAGCGAGGGCAACTAAATTCCGTCTTCAATACTGGCATCTTTCTCCTCCTCGTATGGTGCGTTGAGAATCTCGGGGTGCGCTGTGAGCACGTCGTCGATCAGGATCATGACCGCTTCCTTGAACCACTCACGGACATCCTCCAACTTCGTCTCGCCGGGGTACATGCGCTTGCTGGAAACCGGACCATCGTCTCCGAAGTAACTTGCTGTATTTACGCACTGGCCGCTCTCGATTGATCCGTGGTTCATCGAGGGAATATCCACGTAGAAGTGGCTACGCGTATTGGCCGCATTGAATAGCACCAACTGTGCGTGCGTTTCAAGGGTGTTCTGTGACTCTTTCCACCCGGTCCACCGCAAGGTTCCAATGTTGATGCCAAGGTCAATCTTGCTAACATCCTCGGCCGTGATGATCTTCTCGGCGATCACCTTCAAAAGTTCGCTGTCTTCCATCTTCTCCTCCTGTTACTCCAAAATTTGGACTTACTGATACAACCAACTGTTCTGGTCGTCCGACTCCATATCTTCCTGCTCGGCCTCATACTGCGCCATCGACTCCGCTGTGATCTCTTCTGGTGCTACCCCATCCTCGTGCATCCTGGCCGCCGTCCCCGTCCCGTCAAACACTGGGCTGTAGTCCGTTGACTGATAATCTGACGGAACCCGCCTCTTTCCCACCCCCTTCAGGTTCACCACCGCCGTCGCCCCTGAGTCCCTCACGATACTGCTGCCGATGTTCTTCCCCGAAACCCGCTCGGCCTCATGCTGCGAATTTGTCGTCTGAATGATTGTACCGAATCTGTCGAGGATCTTGAACTCGTTTTGTTGCTTAGTCGATTCCTGCTTGCTCCCGCCTGTCCCCTCGCGCATCTCGCGGTACTCGTTCTCGTGAGCGCAGTAAAGTGCAATGTGGATCGCCATCTGGAAATCATCATGAGCGCCGTCGCCCTCCGCACCATCCTCTGTGAAATCGTAGAACTCGTCGCACGTGAACTTGTCTGGAATATCGATCGAGTCATCGAGTAGGGTCTTAGACATTTTCGACATAAGTGCGCGTTTGGTCTTGTCGTTTGTCCAGAACCCCATGATGTCCGTCATCCAGTGGGTCATCTTGTCGAGGTGTTTATAGCGATAGATGTTCTCGTACTCGTACCCGCGAACCAACTTGTTGTTGGTGACCATGCCCATCGCGTTGACTTCCACGGCCGCTAGAGCTTCGTTATACATCCAGCAGATAGCAAGCACGACCTCTGCAAGCGATTCAGGATCGAGATACCCATGCCAGCAAGCTACTTGCTTATCTTGAGTCAAGTCACTCGTCTTGATAACTTGGCAGCAAGAATAATCTCCTCCGTCATTACCAAGACTCACATCCACACCTACGCAGTAAGTCGCTCCCGACTCTGCCTTTTCCCACACGTGAAACCTATTATGAGTCTTCGGATACTCTAACTCCTCGCCGGCTTGCACCTCACGCATCTTCGCCCGCGGAACTCCAGCATTAAAGTCGTAACTAATCTCTCCAACCCACTTCGGGTTGCGCGTCCTCTTCATCAACTTGTTAATAACTCCGAGCGGATATGCAGTCACAGCCGAGGTCTGGAAGCTCTCCTCTGCGTTCATGCTGTATTCCTGCCGGAACATTTTGTCGTCACCGTCAGTCGCCACGAAGTCGGCAATACGCTTCCGCCGCCAGTTGAACACCTCATTCTTGATGGTGTAATTCTCTTTTGCGAAAACCTGTTCCTTGATGAGTTGCTCTTCCTCGTTCAATACGAACTCGGTCCCCTTCGGGATCGGCAGAGAGTAAGTCTTCTCGCGCCGATAAAACGGAACGTAGATTGGGTCCCAATCGTTGTCTCCCGCCTCTGCCTTGCGCCAGAGGTTGTGCCATGCGTCATTACGTCCGTTCGGCGTGGAGATCATCACGTAGATGCCATCCAGTGCGTTGAACGTAGGGAATAGAGATTTCGTCAACTGAGTAGGATCGTTCCAGAACGCCAGTTCGTCAAGGTGCGCCCGGTTAAAGGTCTTACCGCGGCCCGCACCCGTAGGTTTGTTTCCGTTGTCTGCGTAGAGTCGAGTCTTCAGACCTGGGCGCGTGTAGCGAAGCACATCGTCCTTCTCGTCAAAGTCGATGAACTTACCCTTCTCCTTGTATCTAATTCTCGGACGCATCCACCAAGGTAACTCGTCGATGGCCGCAGCGTACATTTCAAGAATGTATGTGCTCTGGTCTGAGTCCTGAGCTACCACGATGGAGTTGATGTGCTCAGTGAAGATAGTGTTCGCAAAGATGTATCCTCCAACGAACGTGCTTCCACCCATCTGACGAGCCTTGTCTACAATGGCCCTGACTCTCCCCTTCTGCTTGCGGCGCTTCTCGAACTCCTCGTACAGAATCTCCTGCGAGTCCCAGAAAGGATACAGCCCAGTGAAGCCGCGGTCTTCTGTTTTGATGGCGTAGTAGTTACTTAGAAAATATCTAGTGTTGGTTATGCAACTTAGTAATTCATTATCGATCCATTCATTGTCGTCTTTTGATAAATACTCACGCGCTTTTATCTGATCCCCACCGTACTTTTGAAGGTGGAGGTCAAGGACTTCAATGATTTCGTTGAGGTACGGGTTCTGCCTTTCGAGTGCCATTTACTCGTCCTCTTCGCTGTCCTCTTCGTCATCATCGTCGTCGTCTGGTGCATCGTCGCCGGCATCAATATAATCGGGTACTGCCGCTGTTTCCGCCGGTAAGAGATTGTGGGCCTGCGCCTTCGCCCTCAGCCGCTTCATTCTTTCTTCAACGGTCTCCGCTGAACCCATCTGAACCGTAGGCTGGTTGTTGTTATTTACTTGAACCGCAACCCCCGGTCCCTTCGGCTGCAACCCCACAATCAAATCCCTCACCAACCGTGCGCCCTCAAGCCGCGTCGTCTTGTCCTCCACCGTCACGTACTCGTCTTTGCCCGTCTTCAGGTTCTTCTTCATCACAAGTTCCGTGGAGGTGAGCAAACCGTTGATCGTCTCCTTCGCCTGGGGGATCGTCGAGATGACAAGATCGCGGACTGCCAACTGCATCTGGCCCTCCGTGTTCTGTTGTTCGTACATCTCGATCGACTTGATCGACTCCATCACCGTCGCCAGCGAGACGTGTTCCGCCTTCGCTATCGCGGCCGGGTCCATCACCTTCGACTTGATGTAGCGCATCAGGTGACGGGCGTCCGTCTTACCCCGCTTTGCGATTGCTTTACTCATGCATCTCTTCTTCCTCTGGCTGAATTTCTCCATCTTCCTGATAGCTCGCAAGTAGAGCACGAAGTTTACTTGCTTCTTCAAGAGCAGCGTCTCTCTCTTCCTTAGCTTTACAGACAAATTCATGAAGGGAGACGTTTGTTTTTCTTAGGCTCTCGTAGTCAAGACGTGGAACAACATCTGATTCTTCGAGAACAACACCTTGATCTCGCATCAGTTCCCTCTTGGAGTCTTCTGGTAAAATGCGCCACTTCTCGTCAAGAATCGAGCATATCTCCATTTGAAGGTCCGGGGATAGGAGCCTGAATTGTGTATACCGGGTACGCAATTGGACTAGAAGAGCGATTGTTTTTTTGTCGGTTGATGTATCGGCTATCGGCGCGGATGGCTGGTAGCGCGAAGATAACCACACGACCAGTCTCTTGAATAGATTTTTCATTGAATCCTCCTCCTCATACGTTCGCTACCACTCCCGGCGGGTTCTCCATCGGGTCTGCTTCTGGTCCAGCCGCGTACCCTCGACCGCGGATCTCCTCGATACCCTCGATCTCAGCCAACTCCTCGTCAGGCGTGTCGATGATTTCCGTGTCGCTCTCCTCCGCGTCAGGAGCGTCTACGACCGCCACAAAGGGTTGCCACTGAGGGAACTGAGCCGCTGCGCCTGCCGGTGGCCGCTGCGGGGCCGCCGGCGCTCCCGGCTGGGCCTGTGCGCCTTCCGGTGGCGTCCCGCCAGTCATCACCGTCCGCAAGAACTCCAACTCCCCTGAGAACCGATGCAGCGCCTTGGCGACTTCCTGATTCGACTTCACCAACTGCGGTATACCCCTGAGAGCCGCCGTCAGGTCTTTGGCTGCCGACCACGCCTTCTGAGCCAACAGGAAAATACCGAAGGTCAAAGCGAGAGTCACCGCCCCTGCCAACATTCCAACCGTCAAAGTCGTCGCTTCACTCATCACACCCTCGCTTCAGGAACCGTGACCGTCGTCCCGTCCTTCCGAATGCCCTTCATCTCCGCGGCCACGTACACCCGCGTCTCGAAGAAGTAGGAGCAACCGCGCTCTTCGTTCTGGCACTCGTAGCGCAACGCCTCAACCCCGCGCCGGCCCATCTTCACCGTCATCACCAACGGGTTGCCACAGCCGCCACAAATAACCGTGCCGCCATCAATGGGCGACTGCTCTGGAATGCTGCGCCTCGGTACTGCAATGTCCACTACTGCCATGATTTCCTCCACACGGGAATTCAATCCCGCCTTGTTTGAATGTGCGCTTCCACTGGTGGTATTGCTCCAACACCTTTGACTTATCCACCACGCTCGCCCGGTCCAGAAAGAACGTCCCTGAAAGATGGTCTATCTCGTGCTGAACCAACCGAGCATCCCAACCGCTGAACTGAAGATCCACCACCCGGTTCGGTTCCTCAATCGTACTCGATACTACGTGAATGAACTGCATCCGGGCCACGTAACACTGGTTCCCTCCCGGTGGGCAACTTATACAACCCTCTGGATAATCTGTCTCCGATCCGTACATCCGTTCGATTTGAGGATTGATGAGAGTCATCCTCTTCCCGCCAGACAACTTCACTACTAACATCTGTAGGGGATAACCAATCTGCGGAGCCGCCAGTCCAGCTATCCCGTACTGATTGATAACCGTCAGCATTGACTCTTCGATTTTCTGAAGATATTCTTGCTCTTCCGGGTTGACGATTTCGATTTCTGGGTACGTGGACTGTGAAACCATCTCGGACCCGTAGAAAAAGAGTTTCATGCTTACCTGTCCGCCAAAAGATTTTGAAGCTCCCAAAACACAACCTTCAATGCCATCAGAGAACGGCGGTACTTTCCAAATCCACAGATCTCGTCCGCCCGTTCACGCCATGTGTCGCTCAGGTGTGCCTTCATTTTTCACCAGCCTTCTGGCCGCGGCGGTAGGCTTCGATTACTGATCTGTCGTGGTCCCCCGCTGAACGAGCGTTTGGCCACATCAAGTCTTTGACCTCATCCTTTGGAACTTCCGGCTCTTCCAGCTTCTGCTCCCGTGCTTTTTGCGCCGATGACTTCAAATGCTCAGCGAACTTCTCTGCTTGATCTGGGGTCCAACACGCGTTCTGCCTAATAAATGGGCCGGCAGTTACGAGTCCGTCGCGCCATCCTATCTCAACTTCGTTTTTGATAAATGAGCGTACCGCTTCTGGGTCCGGCGCGAGGAACATCCTGCGCTGACACATCACTGCAAAATCCTGTAACCTGTCTAGGTTCGTTCCGCGTAGACCTTGAAATTGAACCATCGAAAGTATGGACTCTACTTCGACGTGAGTCGGATACATAGGGTTCTCTAACCACCAGCGCAGAGCCGCTTCGATGGCACTAAACAAGCACTCGGTATCTGAAGCCTCTCGTAACGCTTTTGATGGGTCAAAGAAAGCGTGGCGAGCCTCCTTCAACATCCCTCTTGGTACTACAATCTTGTTGCTCATTGAATCATCCCCTTCGCCGCTTCTGCCGGCGTCACAATCCGACGCTGGGCCGCCTCTTGCATCCCCCGCATCAAAACCTCAACAGCCTCCGGCATCGGCATCTCATGGAACTTCTTCAGCCGCTTCAGGTCCGACTCAAGCCACTTCCCCGGCGCCGACGCACTCATCATCGCCTCACCGTGGAACTTACACCTCCCGCGGTCGTCGCACGAGCAGGCCTTGAAACTGTCCAGCCGGTCCTTCGCCGCGGCCATGTAATCGTCGCCCACCTCCCACATCGGAGGCAATGCGTAGTTCGCGGTGAACAGCCTGTCGTCCGTCCGCAACCCGACCGCCTGGATCATCAACACCTGCTGGCCGCCGACCGGAAGAAAAACGGGGAGATACCCGACGCTCTTCCACGTCTGCACCTCCCCGCGCACTGTCTTCTTGAACTCGACCACCTTGTGCTCAGGGCCGCCGCCGCACTCCGCCGACACCCGGTTGATCTCCACCACGTCCCCGCCGGCCACAGCCGCCTCAAGAGCACCGCCCAGCCCAGCCGCAAAAACCTCTGGCTCCATCGGCGCCGCCGCTTCTGCCGCCGCCTTCTCTGCCCGCCTGTCCTTGATCTCGAATCCCATGATTACCTCCTCATCCCTCTCCGCGCCCTCACGAGCGCCTCTGCTACCGCGTCCAGGCTGTCTTCATGTAAACCTCTCAGCCATTTGTCTTCGTCCATTACCCTGCCCACGGCCGGATGATCCCGCCACGGAAACTCTTTTGTGTGAAGTAGTTCATGGACAATCACAACTTCCAGATCGTGCCGGAAAACCGCAAGATCCCTTTCTGACCTATCTCTCGGGTTACGAAGAATAATCTTTTGCCTGTGCTTACTCGGTGCAACTTTGCAGGTTCCGAGTTGATCGTCACTCTCTCCGGGGTTATAAAGCATGATTTCAAAATCAATATGGTCAAGCCGCAACTCCCGTTGCCAGTACTCAAGATGCCCCCGCGCAGCCGCCAATTCCTGGTCTTCCATTCCCATCCCTATAACCCCCTAATTTGATTGAACCCTAAAACCGCAAACACCCCGGCGTCCGCCAGGGCCATCGACTTCAGGATTTCTCTTGTCTTCCGCGCATATGCTTCCGACCGCTCCATCACCCGCTGCGCCATCCCCCGGCCCAGCACCGCACTCTCCTCCGGCCGCAACATGAACCGACCACCAACCGCGCCAGTCGCATACCGGCACACGTGAGTACACTGTGCGATAAGACTGTCCTCAGCCGCAATACCCTTTTCCAAATCCGTCGCGTATCCCTGCATTTCCCCTCCCCCTTTGCCCCTCTCATTCAACCTACACCCACATACTCCATTTACACAAGTCCCGCAACTCAAAAAGATTCAAAATATCAAAACTGTAAAATTGAACTCTTTTTATTCCACTTCCTATTCTGCCTACATCATGAAAATTGAAATTGCTTTTATGCTGATGGCGTTAGTCGCGCAGCGACAGGCGGGGGGCCACCCCCTTGCCACCACCTGTGCGCGTGACGTGGTGGGCGGGCGGTCGGCGCGTCGTCGTCGTGGCGCGGCGAGCGAGGGGCAGGGGCAGGGCGGGGGGGGCGGGGCAAAGCATAGCGCCACTGATGGCCGAGGGGGGCAGGGTGAAGGATCGGCGCGAAGATGGAGCATAGCCGGTGAAGGCGTGACTGGTCGCCTGTCGCTGGAGGCGTGGCCCGTCCTGCCGTGCCGTCTCTCCGCTCTTCTGCTGTCCTATGCCGTCTCATCTGTTACGCCTGTTACGTTCTACTCGTCTCTCCCTCTATAGGGTGCTTGCCTCTCCCTCCCTGCGGGGCTGGCGGCTGTCGCGCTGCATCGGTCGCCGATGGAAGCTGGCGCGGTCGCCTTGCCTCTGCCAAAACTGCCATGCCGTAGTACCTGCCGGGTGCCGTCGATGCGTCCTGGGTCATCCTACGCGGTCGATCTGAGCCGGTTTCGGTCCCTGGCCGGGGTCCGCCCAAAAGAATGCCCCCGTCCGAAGACAGGGGCAAGGGTCCAAATTTTGGAGTAGGTCAGGCGGTCGCGCTGCTCTCGACTATCTGGCCTGCGCGATAGATGGTCCACTTGCTCAGGTGGTCATAGGCGATGCAGCCTCGCGCCTCGCCCCATGTCTCGAATGTGCCGTGGGCGCTGTCGTCGCTGTCGTCCATCACAAGGAAAGGCGCTGGCAGTTCCGGTGCGGGCTGCTCCATCTCCGCTATCATCGCCCGGTTTGCCGCTTTCGCCTCTTCCGTCATCTCCGAGGTCTCGCAGTCCTGCCGGTCGCTGGCCTTCCTGTCTTCCCTCTCCCTCCCGCAATCAGCACAGGCGCAACCGTAGCCGTGTTTCTTCTCCTGCGGCTCTGGATGGTATTGCAGGATGGATGCCAGAGCGTCTAGTTCGTGGTCGTAGGGTGGCGCTAGTTGATGGTCGGTGAAGTACTGCCGCGCTGCTTGCCGTTGCCAACTTGTAAGTTCCATCTCATCTCCTCCCGGGGTTGCCGGTGAATTGATCTTCCCACCGTTGCGTACAGACAGCAAGACCCCACCCGAAGGTGAGGCCCGCCGCGCTTCCTGTCGGCTCACTCGCAGCCGTAATGCACCATCGGCTTATGCTCCTGCCATAGGCGGCGGAAACGCCGCTCGTCGTCTTCCAGCGCCTCCTCCCTGGCGCGGTCCAGTACTCTACGGTCTACCACGGCACACATCCCCATGAGTGCCTGAGCCGTTGCGTTGCTCGTCTTCGTCAAAAGCCGTTCGATTCCCGTCATTGTCTCGCCCTCCTCAGAGCGTCCTACGTTGTCGGCCTGATCCCGGTCAGGCTGCCGTTACCACCGTGCTGCGTGTAGGTCTTTGATCTCCTGCGCCGTCATCGGCTTGCCGCTGATCTCCCGCACGTAATCGGCGTATTGCTGTGCCTCCCGCCGTGCAAGTTCTCGCGCTTCCCGTCGACGGTCCATGAAACCCACCGCGAAGGCTGGCGCTACCACCAGCAGAACCGCTGCCGCTATCAAAGCAAGGATTATTCCCATTTGTTCCCCCCGTTCATCGTCTCAGCCGTGAGAATTACCGCCATGAACACCAGCGCGATAACCTCCGGCGCTGCCACTAGAATCCATCCAATCATTCTGTCTCCCTTCCCGCTGCCATCGTCCTGCCATCAGTCGGCACGGTCGGCAAGCTGTCTTTACCGTCTCGATACTCCACCAGTTGAAAAGCTGGACCGGCGCCACACTTCCCGCACGCTGGAACCTGACCGCTGAAGCTCGTGCAGGTCGCCCGACACTCGATACAGCGGTACGCTACCACAGTAACGGGCTGTCTCCCGTCCCGAAGAATAACGGGCTTTCCCGCTCCATCCGGCCAGCCTTGGCTGAAATGTCGCCCCTGGTTGACCTGAGACGCGTTTCCATCTCCTCGCGCATACTGAGGGCCGCTGCTTTTGCCCTGTCCTCGTCGCACGTCTCAAGGCCCGCAAACGTCAAACTGTCTTCCGGCCTCACTTCGTTTTGGTTGCGCTTTGCCATCCCGTTCCCCTCCTGCCACTCCTCAAATATCGCCCCAAGCCGCTAAGACTTCAAGCCCCCTATTTCCGCTTGCATCCTCGTTGATGTACTCCGTTCAACCCGCCGCACTCAGGGCAACCGCTCGCCCTGGCCGCTGGCTTTTCTGCTGTCTGCTCGATGACCTTTGCCGATTCCATTACTTCAGGACTCCGCGACTCCTCGACACAAGAAGCTGCAAGCTCGAGCGCGTCTAGTATCGGGTCGCGCTTCATCTTCTTAATTCGTTCTTTGATCGGTTCCCCCGTCACCGTTTGTGGTCTCCAACTCGCCCCACCATCCGGCACCAGTCGCCGCAAACAAAGCTCTTTGATTGATATTCCCTCTGCCGCTGCATCCACTCGCAACGACCGCATAATCTCCGCTGGTACATCCCTGATGTTCAAATCCATAACCTGTCACCTCCGTTACAACTGTTAGCAGTGTAACACACGTCTCATGCGTCACAGTTGTTACGTGATTGTGGCCATATAAGTCTGCTCTATTCAGGGGCTTTAGAGCCTCCGCGCTGGGGCGATGGCGAGACTCCAGCCACACGTCGGCACGGTGCTGACCGCCTGGGCGCGTTCCTTTGGCGTTTATCCGTGGCACTGTGCGCTGTGTTTGCAGTGCCTTGCGCGTTGGTGAGCGCGTTGTGTTCGGCGCTGTGCTTTGGCTTTTGTGGTTTGGTTTAGGTTTTCTGTCTATGGGTTTGTATGGTGTTGAGTAGGGTATTTCTCTATAGAAGGGTTCGGGTACCGTTGTGGTGTTGTTTTTGTTGCAACGATACCCGAGGTTAACTATTGATCCTGTCTGATGTGGTTCGCCGCGTGGCACAAGAGCATTAGACCAAACCTCCACGCCTTGTGTTTTCTGCCTTCCACGCCGTATTTGTTCCCGTATCTTGGCTCAGCGTGGAATAGGTTCCAGTGTGCATCTTGAAGGTAGGCGATAGCTTGATCTTTGATACTCCATCGCCGTGCTTCAAACTCTGATAAGCCTTCCATCTTTCCTCACTTTCTTTGCTTTGTGAAGGGTGTCTCTTGTTCCTTCCCTCCGGGGGTTGCGGCTGGGGCTTAGATTTCGCCATACCTGCCTAAAATATCCCCAAACTGCCCCTCATACACGCCAGGAACTTCGCATTCCAACGCCGCTCTCTTAGCCCTGCGCAGCACTTCGCAGCGCCACTCCTCGCGACTTCCGGCAAAGATATAAGGTCGGTCCACCTCCACCGTGGCGATCTTGGTAGCGTATGGCCCTGGCTTATCGAGCGCTAATTGATTATCCGCGTAGGCTACGAGGGTAAAAGTCTCAATGTCTCGCACGTGGTCCAGCGCTGTGCGCTGGTGGAGTTCCAATTTGATTGTCGGCACTTCTGTTTTAGTTGGCATCTCTCGTGCTCCTTCCTTCGGT